TCCAGGATTGATGCCGCAAAACACAACCCGCAGGCCCGGCTGAAGGATATCGCTAACCATTGCATTTCTCGCCTAAATGAATAGAGCAGAAAGTATAAGGGATTGATTAGCCATTGTTTATAAAAACAGCATACGTATCGCATTTACTGGATTGACGCCCGGAGTTCCATTATAATCCAGCGCCACGGCCCCTTAGCTCAGTGGTTAGAGCAGGCGACTCATAATCGCTTGGTCACTGGTTCAAGTCCAGTAGGGGCCACCAAATTTTACCTTTAAAATCATATTATTAAGCCACTCGACAGAGTGGCTTTTTTGTTGTCATAATTTTGAGTGGCGATAAAATGGCGGTTGATTTTTACCGCCACTCTCCTTGGCACATAAAAAAACCCGCACTTAACGGGCATTTTGTAGAAGTTTATCAGAGCCAAAGTGTGCGCTGACCACCAACAGCAGGGTGAGGTGGTGCCGGGATTATCGTTCCCGGTGTAACAATAAAACGCTCCACGGACTCCATCGTCACAAAGGTACAACTGCAATTTATGTTTGTGCATTGGTGATAACGCTCTTTGGTGTTCTCACTAAGATAGCGACTGGTGCGCGCATGCGCCGCATGCTGGCATTTTGGACAATGGAACATGTTACACCTCGAAATTCACATTAAGTGAATGAATGATACTCAAATTTTCACATATTGAGAATAATTTTGTTCATCGCCCTACTCCGAATCGTATTCAACGTCTAATAACCTCACTTCAAGCTCTAAGGACGTCGTGAAGCCGCTATTACTGAGCAAATGGGACACCTTAGTAATCGTCCATGACTGCTCGTCTATCACGCGCTTAAAGCCCGATACGGCGACAGGCATTTCCGGGTATAAATCCGCACGCCCCATCGCCAAGCTGATTGAAAACTCCGCCACACCGCGTTGCAGCTTGTCCCACTTTGCCTGGGCGGCGCGAATGGCCTGCGCCTTGCTGGCGTAGATGGTTGTCAGCGCAAAAACGTTGTCGTCCTCCCCGACCATATACTCTCCCTCGCGGGCCTCTTTTTCCTTCGTCACTGGCCGGGCTTTTACCGGCTGCGCTTTCGGGTGCTGGAGCGCGCGCAGGTGCTGCAGCTTCGGTTTCCGCTTAAGCTTCACCTTCTGCTTTTGCTCTTTGGGGTCTTTTGTGTGCAGCCACTTCACCGTGACGCCGGTGTAAGCGCCCCGGTCGGCAATCGCAAACTGGTGGCGGTCGCCGTCCCTGCGCTCAATGGTCATCTGTGGAATGGGTTTGCCGCTGGCCGTGACGCCGTTCCCGGCCTTCAAAAAAAGCAGCTTTCCCATTTTGACCGACACCTCCGCACCGTTACGCTCTGCTAACCGGGTGAGAAACTTCGCGTCGGACTCCTGCGACTGGTCAATATGCGGCACAGGAATCCCGGCAAACTGCGGCGCAACGCTGGCCGTCAGCTTGTTGCGACCGGCGATAGTTTCCAGCACCGCGCCGAGCGTGGTGTCATGGTATGAGGTTTCACGCCGGGAATTTAATGTACCGCGAAAATCCGCACTGCGCGCCCGGATGGTCAGCGTATCCGGCGCGCCCCGGTGCTCGATTTCATCAACCGTAAACTGCCCTTTCCCGATGAGCGCCGCCCCCTGCCAGCCGAGGAAAAGCGAGAGCACTGCGCCGCGAGTCGGCAACTCCACAAGCCCGTCGGTGTCGTCGAGTTCAATATCAAGTTGGTCAGCCTCAAAGCCCCGGTTATCCGTCATAGTGAGACTAATCAGCCGGGCGCTGATGTTGCGCGTAATATCCTGGCTGTTCAGCGTCAACATAAACGCCGGGGCCATGCTGGCACCCGCGTCAATCGTCATTCCCGTCAGCATTAAAACAACCCCCCGATACCGCCTTGCACCTGCCCGGCCATCTCACCCGCGCTGCCGATTAGGCTGTCAGCCTGGCTTTTTAAATCACCGAACATGGCCGCAAGAGATTCATCCACCCGCGTAAGGCTCACGTTAAAATCAATTTTTCGGGCGCTGCCATCTGCGAAAAACTCGCTGTAGGTTTCGCTCACCGAGTTAATAACAAACATGCCGTAAATCGTGCCGCTGCCATCGAGTAACGGCCATGCCCGCCCCTCATCGGCCATCATGTTGACGGCCAGCAATGACAGCTTTCCGCCGGTAATCTCTGGCATGAGGCTTCCGCTCAGGGTAATTTTTTCCTCGTTAACGCCAAGAAACTGCACCGCCGGGCGCTGCCCGACGCGACTGTTTGACGGCCAGCGATAATCAACATTTCGTTGCAGGTTCTGGTACGGCAGGGTCTGTAACTGAAAAACAAACATGCCGAGGGCAAGCATCATCGTTGTATCTCCTAATCGTGCATCATGCTGGCGCGCTGTTTTGCCCGCTTCTCGCGTTCGTATTTGTCCAGGCCGTCGCGGAGCTGACGCTCCAGTTCGCCGCCGTTTTGCACACCACCACCGATAGCGATGTGGTACTGCGGAGCGCTCTGGTCGATAAAGGTTTTACCGGCAACGGGTTTCACCGGCTGATAAGCCCCGTACCCACCGGTCAGCACACCGCCCGACGGGGAAATTCCACCCGCACCGTTTGCCCTGGCGTTTACTTTGTCTGCCTGCTCGTCGAGCTGGCCCGACTGCTGATTAATCAGCCCGAGCTTTTCGAGTATCCAGTCGATACCGTCACGCAGCGCTTTAAACGGAGCCATAGCCATGCGAAACGCACCGGCTATGGCCTGCCCGAACGCGACCCCGGCGTTTTTGCAGCTATCCAGGCTTTCCTTACTTGATTTCACCGGCTCAATCAGATTTTTGAACCATTGCCATGCATCCTGGAGTTTCTTCCCCAGCCATTCAAAAACAGGCTTCAACGGGGCAAACAGTTCGGACACTGGCGCAAAAGCCTCTTGCAGTCCCTCAACGACGCCGCCGAAAAAGGCGCTGATGGGTTCCCAGTATTTCCGGATCAGGAGCGCCCCGGCCACGATAGCCACCCCGACCGCCACAATCGGCCACGTGAGCGCACCGAGCACCGTCATGATGGCCCCGCCAGCGACGCTGAATGCCGTTCCGAGCAGCCCGGCGGCGGCTATTATGGCGTTAACTCCGGCCACGACCGGCCACGCAATCAGACCAATAGCCCCGACCAGCCCAATCACTGCCAGCGCACCGCCGCCAATTTTGAGCAGGGTCTCCGCCATGCCCTTATTTTTGACAATCCAGTTATCCAGCTTGAGCACGAACCGGTGCAGCTCGCCGCCTGACTGGTAGCGATAACAATGTCAGCCGCCGGGCTCGCCAGCTCCACGCGCTGCACCCCCTCAACATGCAGCGCGGCATAGATGGCAGAGAGACGAATATCGCGCCCGAGCCGGTGCTGCGTGGCAATGTATGCCTGCAACTTCTGCTCAGCCGCCTGCTGAATTGGCTCAGCCTCCGGGCCCGGATAAAGATGCAGCACCGCATCAATCTGGTAAGGCACAATTTCGGCTGTCTGCACCGTAACGCATGAGCGTTTTATGAGGGGTAGCACAACAGCGGGTTACGACAGACGGGAAATCACTATTTCCTCAATGATTTTTTTATCCTCCAGGCTGAATCCCAGCAGCGGGCGCTCATCATACTGCACCGGGTCGGCGTAGCGGTTCGGCTTATCCCTTAAGCCCTCCTGATGCACCCGCGCCATGCGCTGCACCCGCCCGGCAAATTCCACGACCGCCGCGTCGTTGGTGCCGGTGGCTTTCATGTAGCGGTTGGTGCGCAGCTTCGCAAACATTTCACGTTTTAAGCGGCCCTTTTTTGCTTTCACCGGCTGACGTTTGCGAGCGGCATACGGTGTGCCATCCGGTGCCTGCTGGCGCTTAATCCGCCTTTGCTGCGATGCCCTGAGCCGCTTCGCCATTTCCGCCGCCATGCGACGCCGCGCCGCAGGTGACAGACTGGCAATAAGCCCGGCGAGCTTATCCTCAAATGGCTTAAAATCACTCATCCCACGCACTCACCAGCTCACCGTTAACGTACAGCTCCACCGGACGCGGCACCGGCTCAGGCTCCGGCGGCTCAGGTACATGCCGGACGTGCAGCGCGTCGCCCTCCTCTTTGACGATAACCCGCTCGGTCAGCATCAGGCTGATACTCACGTCGACGCTTTCGTCGGTGTTGATATCGGCCTCGTAGACAAAGCCGCCCTTCTGGCCCGCCGTCGTGGTCATAATATCGGGCTGGTTTTTCCGCACCCATGACTGGATCGGCACGATGAGGTAATCCAGATCGCCGTGATAGTCCGTCACCCTGATATTCAGCGTGTACTGATTTTCAAACGACAGCGAGGTCGCCAGCGTCGAGCGGATTTTTCCGGCGTCGATAAAAATGCGCATCATCTCCGGGTTTTTATCCAGCACCGGCACGGCTTCACATAGCGCTTTGCGCAGACTGATAGGTTTCAGCATCGAGTTTATCCTGACAGTGTTTTATCGTTTCCACCTGGGCGGCACAGCTCACCCAGGCGCTTTCGAGCTGGCGAACATCGTCGCTCAGGTCGCCATTAATTCGGGGAGTGCTGGCCGGGAGCTGGCACAGCGCCACTTTCGGACAGCCACTGTAAATAATCGGCGGTAGTGGCGAAGGCGGGGCGGGTGTGCAGCCGGATAACATCATCAGGCAGCTCAGACTCGTACCAGTCACGCAGCGCTTTATTTTCATTGAGTAGCCTCGTCATGGTTTTGCCGCGCCTCGCAGCAAGCGCGCTGGCAGTAGCCAGTTTGTTGATTAAATCCACCTGCGCCAGCTCGTTGCGCTGGCGGATAGGTGCAGGCACTTTGATGATTGCGATTTCAGAAGCCATATTGCATGATTCCTTATTTGAAAATTTATGACAGTGATTGCCAAAGTTTTGCCGACGTTTGCCATCAACTGCCACCAACAATCGAATCCTAATGCGATTATTCGCATTGGTCAACATGAGAATGCGATTTATGGACTTAGAAAGCCAAATATCAAACGAGGAAGTTTTAGACAGAATCTGTCAAGTCTACGGATTCACACAGAAAATCCAGCTCGCTAATCATTTCAATATCGCAGCTAGCACGCTGCAAAACCGCTATACGCGGGGCAACGTCTCCTATGATTTCGCTGCATTCTGCGCCCTTGAAACTGGCGTCAACATTCAATGGATCCTGATGGGGAAAGGGCCGCAAAAATCTAATGAAAGCTCAAAATCGTCTTACGAGCTCCAGTCATTCACATTAAGTGAAGGGCGGCTTACTGAAACTGGAATTTTGAATATCGACCCCGAGCTTTTCGAAAAACCTTTGAAAAGTGCCATCTGTGTTAGAAGCGAGAGCAAAAGCTACATCGCTGAGAAAGATGCGCCTTTGGCTGACGGCCTCTGGATTGTTGATGTTGAGGGCGCAATCAGCCTCCGTGAATTAACGGTTCTACCCGGTAAAAGGTTGCATGTGGCAGGCGGCAAAGTACCGTTTGAGTGTGGGATTGATGAGATAAAAACGATTGGCCGTGTAGTAGGTGTATACAGCGAGGTTAATTGATGACTGTCCGTAAAAATCCGGCTGGCGGTTGGATTTGTGAGCTCTACCCAAACGGTGCAAACGGCAAACGTATCAGAAAGAAATTCGCGACTAAGGGCGAGGCTCTGGCGTTTGAACAGTACACCGTTCAAAACCCGTGGCAGGAAGAAAAGGAAGATAGGCGCACGTTAAAAGAACTGGTTGATTCATGGTATAGCGCTCATGGCATTACGCTGAAAGACGGTTTGAAACGTCAGTTAGCCATGCACCATGCTTTTGATTGTATGGGCGAACCACTCGCACGCGATTTCGATGCGCAGATGTTTTCCCGCTACCGAGAAAAACGGTTAAAAGGTGAGTATGCCCGTTCAAACAGAGTGAAAGAGGTATCGCCTCGCACTCTTAATCTTGAGCTGGCCTACTTCCGGGCAGTGTTCAATGAGCTAAACCGCCTCGGAGAATGGAAGGGGGAAAACCCACTGAAAAATATGCGCCCATTCCGCACAGAAGAAATGGAAATGGCCTGGCTAACTCACGACCAAATTTCGCAACTGCTCGGAGAGTGTAAACGCCATGACCACCCTGATTTAGAAACCGTGGTAAGAATCTGTCTCGCCACTGGCGCACGGTGGTCTGAGGCTGAGAGTTTGAGAAAAAGCCAGCTCGCGAAATACAAAATCACATACACCAACACTAAAGGCAGAAAAAACCGCACCGTCCCAATCAGCAAAGAGCTCTATGAGTCTCTGCCTGATGATAAAAAAGGCCGGTTGTTTAGTGATTGTTATGGCGCGTTCCGGTCAGCTCTGGAAAGAACAGGTATAGAATTACCGGCGGGGCAACTGACCCACGTTTTGCGTCACACCTTCGCCAGTCACTTTATGATGAATGGTGGTAATATACTGATCTTACAACGTGTGCTAGGCCATACCGATATTAAAATGACTATGCGATATGCTCACTTTGCACCAGAACATCTTGAAGATGCAGTGAAGTTAAACCCTTTAACACAGATGACATCTTAACTACAATATCCAAAACCCATTATACACTTTGAAAAAAATAATACCTGAGGATTAAAATGATTATAGGAATATTTTTAAGGTACTTCAAAACCTACAGTGGCACTAATTACATCCCCCTTTCCAGTGGCAGTAATTTTTGTGGGTTGATTGGAAATAATGGCATTGGAAAAAGTTCTATTTTAGAAGCTTTAGACTCTTTCTTTAATGGAAAAAATTGGAATATAAATTCTGGATTAAAAAAGGCATCTACAGGTACGGCCAGTTCCCACATAGTTCCTGTTTTCATGATAAAAAAAGAAGACATTCCAGATAGATATCATAAGGCTGCTGAGTGCCTGACTCAACTTTCTCTAAGTTTTGACGAACGTAGCGGTGGCGTCCCAATGACGCCAACTACTAGACCATTAGTAATTACATTTATGGAGCATATACAAAAAGTTGCCAGAAATAACAACCTAGATGAATACTTTATCATTCCTTTGGGCAGTGACAGTTCTAACAATCCTAATATATCAATGTTAAACTGCAAGCAACTAGTTGAAATGCTCAATCCTACAGCTGAAGAGATAGAAAACAATAGATTAACTACCGTATCCCTTATTCATAAATTTTACGCTTTATTTATGTTCTTAAAAAACGAATATGAATACATCTATATACCAAAAGAAATAGATCCTGAGACTTTCACTAAACTTGAAACAAGTGAAATACAAAAACTTATGGGCGAAAGCCTTGAGCAAATAATTAAAGATAAAATACCAACCACAACAATATCGAAAATAAACAGTGAGTTAAATTCATTTATATCTCAAATTGAAAAGGAATTGCAAATATATAGCTATAGAACATCTGGCGATAGACAGCAGAACCTTAAAAGAAGAGATATATACAATCTAATAATTGATGCTTTTTTCAGAATAAGAAAGTTAAATAAAAAAGACTCTACAAATTGGATTGAAATAAACTCACTAAGTTCAGGTGAAAAACAGCGAGCAATAATTGATATTGCACATGGTTTTTTAACTAACCATCGAGAAAATGGTGATAAACTTCTTATTGGGATCGATGAACCTGAATGCTCACTTCATATGTCTGCATGCTTTGAGCAATTCGAAAATTTATATCAAATAAGTAGAAGTTGCCGTCAATTACTGTTTGCAACGCATTGGTATGGATACCTTCCAATCGTAGAAAATGGATGTTCAACGTCTATTATTCGAGATAATCAATCGCATCACTTTTCTTTATATGACCTAGCGAGTTACCGTGAGGAAATAAAAAAGAGAAATGTACAATCTAAAAACCAAATG